CTATTTTTGTTGGTTGACAACACGGCTATCTGTATCATAAACTTTGCCTGTCCAAGTGTCAAGGATGAGATAATCGTCAGCAAAAGGACGGTATCTGTTCTCTCTTGAATTTAAATATCCAACAATGCACAGGGCGATTAAAGCGCAAATTGCAAATATGCGCCAAAAACAATCTTTTGCGGAATTCTGCCTTTTAATTCCAAATGCATCATGGATTGATGTCGGTTTCCATTCGCTCATTGTTTGGCACTTAATAGATGGTTGATGAATCGTTCCTTTTCCTCAAGTTGCTTTTCTGTCTTGTCAAGCAACTTTTTCAGCATTTCAATTTCCATGCTCATCTTGTCAATCAAATGCTTCTCTTGATCTGGGCAACCGTCATTCAATACCATAGCGTCACCGGAGACAGAAGCTGCTGAGTGATTTATGGCTTGTACTGTGTGATGATTACTTACGTCAGCATATAGATTGAAAAAATTATAATTAAGTACCTCTCCGTAACGGATTAGGACTGCTGTGTCAATACTTTCTTTCTCAAGAATCCTGTTTACGTTTTGTTTTGATGTCCCAATCCTTCTTGCAAACTCAGATTTGCTGATGTTCAGCTCGTTGATGCGAGATTCAATCTCGTGTCCTATGTGGATTTGTTGACGATTGCTCATTATTAGTAAACATTTGAATGTTAATTATTCTTAAATAGGTAATCAAATTAGGTGACGAGTAAATAATTTATATTACCTTTGCGTTATAAAGTTATATAGAAATATTGATATAGACAATATGAGCAACGAAAAAATCACTGATAAGCCGATACTTACGGCATTGAGAGAGATGGAGATAGGCGATTCCATTACATATCCGGCAGAGCGTGGAAGCTACCTAAAATCAGCTTGCAGCCAATTCGGATTTGAGTGGGGGAAAAAGTTTACCACCTGCAACAATCGTGATGACCGCACTGTCACCGCAACCCGAATAGCATAACCCCCAAAAGAGAAAAGTCATGAGCATAGAGCAACGTCTTGAACGCATAGAGGCACTCATGTCAATGAGTGTGACAGAAGTCCTTACCGTGAAGGAAGTAGCCATTCTGATAAAGAAGTCAGAAAGCAGGGTGCGTCACATGGTTGCAGACCGTGACATTCCCCACTACAAGAACGACAAAGGACAAATATCCTTCCGCAAATCAGAGATAGAGGCTTGGCGGCTTGGTCAGAGAGTTCCCACCAATGCAGAGGTGAACAGTCAGGCGGCTACCCACATCGCAATAAGTAGAATTTAATCAATCATGAGAAAAACGATTAACATTTCATTGCTATAAAAGGAGCGACCTATGCAGCCATCCATAGATAAGACCCCATGTATGACATGCCGCGAGGCTGTCACCTCCGTCAACGGACGCTACTGCCGGCGGCTGAAAATTTATGTAGAATATTCCACCGAGGCTCCGTGTCTCAACAAAACATCTAACATATCACCAAAATGAACTCAATCAAATCAATCCTGCGCATATCCGTCATCCTGTTCCTGCTGACAGCGGCGGCATTCCTGTTTTTATCCCTGCCTGAGGTGGATTCCCACGTGAAATGGCTTGTCTACCTCGTCATATCAAAAGGCCTCGGAGCCCTATGCATATTGGCTCTTGCAAGGCTTTACCCCCGATGGCGCCGGATTGACCCGCTCGTATCGCGCTGCCACGACTGGTGCATGGATGGCTGCGATAAATGATAATCAAAACCACATAGGTACTAATACTTCCGAGTCCGCAACGCTGTGAAGCGCATGGCGGCTCATCCGGTCCGGTAGCTCAGAGGCAGAGTGCTCCGACAGATGACAGCGTCGGAGAGGTCGGCGGTTCAAATCCGCTCCGGATCACCAACAACAAAACAGGACACACATGTCCTGCTCATGATTGGTTAGAGGGTGGCGATTGCCCCGTCTGGCAGGAGCCACCCCTTTTATCAATCAACGGCAGGAAGTGTCGATTATTAACAATTTAAATTTCTCAGTCATGAGTGCAAACAAATTCGCTGACACCGTCAGCAAGCTTCAGTCGCTGAAGCCGTGGGAAGTTCCCGTCAACCACGATGTGCATCAACACATCGTCACTCTCTACAACCAGGTGCATGGAGAGGGCGGTGAGGCATTTGCCGAAAGAGAGTCTCGTTTCATCAACCGTATCATCATCGATGACAAAAACAAATGGAATGTCACTCCTATCTCCGTGTTCCTCGCATACGTTGACCTTGCGGTCAAAGACCTCACTCTTGAACCGGGCGCACAGGCAATGTGCTACCTCCTCAACCGTAGCACGAAGGTGTCACAGGGTGATGGAAACGGCAAAATTGTTGATGTGTGGGAAAACCGTGCATATATCTCCGTTACTGGATATGGTGAGATACTTCTGCGCCAACGTGCCGGACAAATCCGTCATTGTGACACTCCTACAGTGGTGTATGGGGGTGACGAGTTCAGCTACATTGAGCGCAACGGTCGCAAAGAAGTGACCTATGGTCTCAACATCAAGCATAATCCCGGAAATCCCATCGCTTGCTTTATGAAGATTACACGTCTCGACGGCACATCTGATTACGCAATAATTCTCCCAGAAGCGTGGCAACGTCTCGAAGGCTATTCACTCAAGCAGAACGAGCGAGGCCGACGAGATAAGGAAAATGCCAAAGCCAACGACCTCTACACTTCCGGTGTGAACGGCTCTATAGACCCCGGCTTCCTGATTGCGAAGTGTGTGAAACACGCTTTCAAGAACTATCCCAAGTTGCCAATCGGCAAGGGTATGGTCATGGAGGCTGACCTCCCCGAAGAGGAACAGATGCCCGACTACTACAACATGGGCAACAATGATGCGCCTAAAGAACAGGAGTCATTCGCGGAACCTGCCGACCATTCCGGGGGTGTCACCGTTGACCCTGCCGCAGAAGACGCATCATCAGATGATGGAACATGGTAAAACCTTAAAATATTTCAATCATGAGTAACCAGGTCATTCAACCGACAACAACGGCATTGGCAATAGCCTCGTCAGCCGAAAACGTGGACGCAATCGTCCGCAACACTCCGGAGTCATTCCGTAAAAACCAGCTTTCACATGACAACTGTCTCCGTGCCTGTGAAAATCTCCTTACGCAAATCAAGAATAACGGCATGACCGATGAACTTGACAAGACCGCCGCAACCTACTTGGAACGCACCCGCCGCACTGTGAAAGCAATGACGGAGCTTCGCTCTCCGGTCACCAAGCTGTTTGATCTAATACGCAAGGAGTTCACGACACTTGAAAACGACATAGACCCGACAAAAGCCGGGACTATTCCCTATCAGCTTCAGCAGCATCGTAATATGTATGCCGCAAAGAAGCGTGAGGAGGAAGAAGCGCGCCGACGAGCCGAAGAAGCCCGACGCCAGGCTGACATTGCCCGTGAACAGTATCGCAACGCCTGCGAGGAAGATTACAAGGCTAAGTTCAATCAACTTATCGTCACTCATATCAACGAGCTTACCGAAATCAACGACAGTGTCACCCTTGACAACTACAAGGCTGTCTATGATACTGTCTCCGTCTATGCTGTCGAGCTTCCAGCCGATTGGTGTCCTCCTTCATCTGTGCGCATCCCGCCCAATCTCGCCCCCGACGAGACCCGTCAGATTCGTGCCGGCGTCATGAAAGGTCTGATGAGTCAGTTTGCCGAGCAATACAAGTTTGAAGTAGGCGATTACAGACAGGATATTCTTGATAGGCTCCCGTCAAAAAAGATTGAGCTGCAACGTGTTGCAAAGGCTTCGGAAGAAGAGGCGGCACGCGTAAAAGAAGAAATCAAGAGGCGCGAAGCAGCCGAACTTGCCCGAAAGGAGGCTGAGCGTGTTGCCCGTGAGCAGGAGGAAGCCAAGAAAAAGGAAGTGCAGAAAGCAGGTGCCGAAGCTGCCTCGCTGTTTGAGCTTTCGCGAGCAACCGCCCCGGCATATCAGCCTAAAACCAAAGTCACTAAGAAAATCCGCATACTCAATCCCGAGGGTTATCTACAGGCGCTTATGATGTGGTGGGCAAAGGAGGGTAGCCTCATGACCGATGAGGAGCTTGCCAAGATATTCAAGAAGCAGATCACCTTCTGCGAGCGACTTGCCAATAAAGACGGCGAGTTCATCAATGCCGAAAGCGTGGTATATGTCGATGACGTAAAGGCACAGTAATGTTAACCCCGGCATTAATAACGGAATTCTCTGTAATTAGCGAAACGTTTAATCAAGTTACATTTCAATTCAAAGAAATCTGTAAGGTATGAGTAACAACCCCGACACATATTATCTGCGTAGTGAGGTCTCTAACTCCGACCTCACTGCACTCAAAGAGCTGCTTCACTCCCGGTTGCAATTCGGCAACCGGGAAGAGGCATTCCGCTTCGGGAATTTGGTTGATGCCATAATTACCGAACCTGCGAGAGTCAATTATTATCGCTTCACGGTCGATGATACGCACTACACGGAGGATGAGTTTCGCCATGCACAGGAAATGTATAAATCTCTGCGTATGGAGGCTCGCAGGGACAGGTTTCTCGCCTTTGTGTTGGAAAATGCCACAACACAGAAGTTCATGGTCAATCAGTCACAGCAGTTTGAATACTGCGGATTCCCTTTCACGCTTGCCACTCGTTGCAAGTGGGATTGGTGGCTTGAAGCTGCTCTTTTTGGTGGTGACCTTAAAACTACTGCCGCTACTTCACAAAAGGAGTTTGAGCAGATGATTGACTTCTTTGATTGGGACCGCTCACGGGCGTGGTATATGGATATAGCCCGGTCTGACCGGGACTTCATTTATGCAATCAGTAAAAAGAACAGCATGGTATTCAAGAAGCAAATTACTCGTGGCGATGCCATCTATAATGCCGGACGCGAGAAATACGAGGAACTTGCCTTTCAATACTGGTGTCTAAATCTCATGTAAAAAAAACATTAACACAATCAATCATGGGTAAAAAAGTAAATGGACAGTTTACAGTGCGGCTCAACCGTGGATACTGGGTGATATACCGTCTTGTAAATGTCCGCGACGATTATAACTTCGGTTTGCAGAAAGTCGATTCTGAACCGGAGTTCCCCTTAGAGAAAAGACAAGAGGCGATAAAACGAATGTACACCCTTAACGGATGGAGATATGACAGCACTGAGACACAATCTTAAAGTCACTCCCTACGAGTACCAGCAGGAGGGCATCCTTTTTGGTCTCCGGAAGAAACGCTTCCTCATAGGCGATGAACCGGGATTGGGTAAAACATTGCAGAGTATCGGTGTTGTCGATTGCGCCCGTGCCTATCCCTGCCTCGTTATCTGCCCGGCTTCGCTAAAGATAAATTGGCAGAGAGAGTTTGAAAAGTTTGCAGACGTCAAGGCTCTTGTACTTGACAACGCAACCCGTTCCACATTCCCGTATATGTTGAGCATGGGAATGTATCAGGTTGCCATCGTCAATTTTGAGTCCATACGCAAATATTTCGTGTGGGATATAAAGTCCAACGGTGCTTTCCGGCTCAAAGATGTAGTCTTTGCCGATTATATCAAACTTTTCCGTTCGGTCATAATTGATGAGTCCCACAGGGTAAAAGACCCCTCGGCACAACAGACAATCTTCACTAAGGGTATATGCTCCGGAAAGCGATATATCGCCCTGCTGTCCGGCACCCCGGTCGTCAACCGCCCGGAAGACCTCATAGCACAACTCTCAATCATGGATAGACTCGGAGAAAACTTTGGCAGTCGCAGTCAGTTTATGTCCGATTATTGCTCATTTGGCAAAGACCAGGAGGAAGAACAAGCCGAGGCACTTGCAGATCTGTCACGGAAACTTTATGAGAACTGCATGATCCGCCGTGAAAAGAAGTCTGTACTTACCGAGTTGCCCGAAAAGACACGCACTGACCTATATGTTGAGCTTGACCCCGAAAGCCGCAAGGTATATGACACCGCCGCTGCTGACCTCCGTGAATATCTTGAGACCTACACCGGATGCACCGATGTGGAGATTCGCCGCAAGATGCGCATGGAGGCTCTCGTCAAGTTCATGACACTCCGGTCTTTGTCGGCAAAGGGCAAGGTTCGGCAGGCTGTTGATTTTGTCAATACCTTTCTCGCCAATGGTAAACCTCTTATATTGTTCTGCTCCTATCATGAGATTGTGGATGCTCTGAAAAAAGCATTCCCCAAGGCTGTAAGCGTAACCGGGCGTGATTCCCTTGTGGAGAAACAGGCGGCTGTGGACTCTTTTCAGAATGGTCATGCACAACTCATAGTCTGCTCCATCAAGGCGGCAGGTGTCGGTCTTACCCTCACGGCATCGTCCAATGTGGCGTTCATAGAGTTTCCATGGACGTATGCCGACTGCTGTCAGTGTGAGGACAGGGCGCATCGCATAGGGCAGAAAGACAATGTGACCTGCTATTACCTGCTCGGTCGCAACACCATTGACCATGTGCTTTATTCCATCATTCATAAGAAGAAATCCATCGCCAACCAAATCATGGCGGCAAGTGATGACATTCCGCAGGATGAAATGTACTTCAACGAATTGGTAACCATGTTTATGGGAGGCTCGGAAGATGGAGGTGGCTAAAACTGACATGCAGAAAATCATCGCATATCTTGATGATGCTGCCAAACTTTATGACGCACTCGCCACTCTGCCAATGCAGAAGTGCAACAGTCGCTCTCACATGATTAAACAATTAACAAATAAACTCAAACTAAAACTAAATCAGCAAAAATGAATACTACTGTTGAATCACGCAAGACGGAAATCCGCTATGTGACGAGTGACCCTAAAAAAATGCTCGGCAAATGGGTTGCCCGGCGTGCGTTGAAAACTTGGACCGAGGACTTCGTTGACGAGGATACAGGTAAAATCGTGTCCATTGAGCGCAATGAAATACTTCTTGAGCGTGGCACATATATCAGTCAGGACGTTCTCTGTTCTATTAACTTCATGATGTGGGAAGGGTCGCTCAAAGAAGTGGAGGTGTCCAATCAGAACCGACAGGGAATGTTACTTGAAAACCGCTCTTTCTTTCCCTATAAGGCGGTTGCGAAGATTGATGGAAAGCGTAAATCATTCCTGCTTTATGCCAATTCCGTTGCCAACGCTTTAGTCATTTTGGTGGACTATATCGAGCTGTACTATAAGGGTGGTTTTGAGATTACCGACATTAAGGAGATGGAATATTGTGTGGTAATTATTGACCGTCTCAAATCGGCTGAAGCTCGCAGGTATGAACTTGATGCTGCGTATCTGAAAGGTGAAATGTCGATGGAGGACTTTGTTGAGGCTACTTGCGACAATATCAGCAAAGGGAATCCCGATGCAGAAGGAAAATCCGATGATAAGAAGGAGACCAAGAAATTCTATCAGATAGGTGCGCACGTTGTCCTCCATGACGATAAGGAGGGGGACATTGAAGAAGACCATACCTTCATAGTGCAGACAATATCCGCAGTCCGTGCCAATATGCTCATCGAAAAATGGCTTCGTGATAAACAGGAAGAGCGTTTCCGTGAGTCGTTGAAACATCCGGAGCGCACTTTCGTCAAGTATCAGATAAACTCGTTCATTGAGGAGTCTAAGATAATCCCAATCGGGTGTTTTATCCCGGTTAGTTTCTCGGAGGTTTACAAAGCCGACCTCACACCCAAGCAGGAAGCCGAGAAAATCCTGCGTGACCCCGATGTTCAGCGTCATGCCAAAGCGTTTATTGATGCCTGCGCCGAGGGCGGTGTTGAAAGCGTGACAATGACGGCTTCTGACGGCAAGACGGTCAAGTCTGCCACAATCAATATTCCTAACAAGCCAAACCATAACGACAATGGCTAAAAGGAAGCCTAATAGAATTGCTTTCCTTGCTCAACTGGGATATAAGGTTGAACATGAGTGGACTGACGCGCTTCGTAAAACGGCGAATAAGAACAAGTACGGTGCAAAGCGTGTCGGCACTCATGCCTCTCAAAAGGAACATAACCGTGCCAACCAACTGAAGCTGATGCAACGTGCCGGAGTAATCTCCGGGTTACGTGAGCAGGTATCCTATGAGGTTATTCCGGCTCAACGTGATAGTGCCGGGAAACTCTTGGAACACGCTTGCCGATATATTGCCGATTTCGTCTATTATAACGAAAAAGGCGAGTTGGTGGTAGAGGACACCAAAGGCTTCAAAACACCGGAGTATAAAATAAAACGGAAGTTGATGCTGTTAGTCCACGGAATACGAATTAAAGAGACCTGACAGAAAGTCGCTTTGTACCAATGAATATTATCAATCACAAAGAAACCGACTGAAAGTCGCTTTGTCCCGATGAAGATTAACAATCACAAAGAAACATAACCGCTATGGCTCGGACAATAAAAAGAGGTCTTGATTATTTCCCGTTCGACGTGGATTTCTTTCAAGACATTAGAATTAGGAAACTTATCAAGTATCAAGGTGGCAAGGCTGTTACTGTCTATGCTCTCCTGCTGTGTACTATCTATAAAAACGGATATTACGCTGAGTGGGATAAGGAGTTGCCCTTTATAATTTCGGAACAGTCGGGATATACTGAGGCATATATACAGGAGGTCATTGATTGCTGCTTGAACATTGGTTTGTTGTCTAAGGTGATGTGTGAGTCTGACAAGGTTTTGACTTCAAAAGGTATTCAAGAACGTTATCGCCGTATTTGTTCTTCATCACGAAGAAACAGTGTCATTGCTGAATATAATCTTATTCCGGCAGAGGAAAAGACCGAGAACTCTCAGTCTCCACAGAAAAGTACGGAAAAATCGCCTCAACAGCAAAAGCCGAAGGAGGCTAAACCGTCTCCGACGCTTTGCTCTGCAAAGTCACCGTCTCCGACGCTTTGCTCTGCAAAGTCACCGTCTCCGACGCTTTGCTCTGCAAAGAAACCAAAACCGAATCCTATTCCTCCGACAGTTGAACAGCCCGTTCCGGCTACCCCTGTTCCCCCTGCACCCACATCTCAGAAATATTCATTGTCGATTGATGATGAGGTGGCTGAGATGAAAAAAAGTGCACAATGGAAAGAAAGTGTCTGTATCCGCTATCAGCTCTCCAATGAACAGGTAGATGAATATCTTGCTGATTTCGCCCTTAAATGCGACAAGCAACATACATCCATGCAAGATGCCAGAAGCCATTTTTGCTATTGGCTTCAAAAGAAAAAGAAAGATGAGTCACAACCTTCAGCTCGCGGTTTGAATAAACCGCAACCTTCAGCTCGCGGAGGGCATTCTCCGCAAACCAATCCTCCGGCCAACGATGAATATCAGTTCAAAGGCGGTTTCGGTGGTGTAGATATTTAAAGTTATGGCATATCCGCAACCTTCAGCTCGCGGTACGCAGTATCCGCAACCTTCAGCTCGCGGTACACAGTATCCGCAACCTTCAGCTCGCGGGCAATACCCGCAATGTCTTAGAGACAACCTTATGCAATATGGTGTGCAGCCGACAGGCAACATCGAATGGGATCAAGGCTTGTTGCGATTGATACAGCAACAAAAAAAAGAAGAAGCTAAGGCAATTCACACAGTCGGTCCCATAATTAAACAGGCAGAAGCAGAACGACAAAAGGCAAGATTGTCAATGCCCGATTTATCAGACCCTTCTGTATTCTCCGCTCACATGGCAATATTGGAATATGTTGCCAACAATATCATCCTTGCACCTCAACGACGCAAGTTTGAGATTGATGAGAATAACAGTGAAGTCATACGGTTTCTTATGTACTATTTCAACAACTGTGAATTGGCTGAACAGGTGTTCCCTGAGCGTGGATACAAGTTGCATAAGAATATTCTACTGCAAGGTGGTGTGGGTGTCGGGAAAACGATGCTCATGCAGATATTCTCCGAGTATCTCAAACGCACGAATAATCCCCGATACTTCTTCAATGTGTCGGTCACTCAGATGGTCAATTACTATTCCATCAACAACAACATTGACCGCTTCCTCTACAATGAAAGAGAGGGAAAAGGATTTCAAGGTAGTCCTGTAAATCTTTGCCTCAATGATATTGGTGTGGATAATCGTCCATTCTACGGCATTGACACTTTGACAATCGTTCATGACTTTCTCCATGCCCGAAATGAGATATGGGCGTGTAGCGAATACGACCTCAGATTTGCTCATCTCACCACCAATCTGACAAATGAGCAGCTTGAAAAGAAGTTCGGGCAAAAAGATGAATACGGTCGTATCATTGACCGCTTCAAAACTTATAATGTAATCCCACTAAGTGGAAAATCAAGAAGATAATGATTAACTTACTTTACATAGACCTCTTTTGTGGTGCCGGAGGCACCTCCACCGGTATCAACACCGCTCGTCTTGACGGAGAGGAGTGTGCGAAAGTTGTTGCTTGTGTCAATCACGATGCTAATGCGATAGCCTCTCATGCTTCCAATCATCCGGATGCAATGCACTTCACCGAGGACATCCGCACTCTCGAGCTGTCTCCTCTTGTCAGCCATCTGCAACAATGTAGAGCTGCTAATCCCGAAGCGTTGACTGTCCTCTGGGCATCGCTTGAATGTACCAACTTTAGCCGCGCAAAAGGCGGTCAACCTCGTGATGCAGATAGTCGGACACTCGCTGAACACCTGTTCCGCTATATTGAAGCCATTAATCCGGACTACATTCAGATTGAAAATGTGGAGGAATTTATGTCATGGGGAGAGGTGGATGAAAATGGGAAGCCTATCTCTATGGATAAGGGCAAGAGCTATCTACGTTGGGTGCGCAATGTCCGCCGCTACGGCTACAACTTTGAACACCGTATCCTCAATGCCGCCGATTATGGTGCATACACTTCACGCAAACGCTTCTTTGGCATATTTAGCCGAAAAGGTTTGCCTGTTGTGTTCCCTGAGCCTACACACTGTAAAAACGGAAGCAAGAACCTGTTCTCAGAATTGCAACCGTGGAAGCCTGTGCGGGAAGTCCTTGATTTTTCCAACGAGGGCAGAAGTATTTTTGATCGTGAGAAACCATTGTCTGAAAAGACTCTTGAGCGCATCCATGCCGGACTGATAAAGTTTGTTGCTGGAGGCAAAGATGCATTTATGGTGAAATACAACTCAGTCAATCAGAAGACCGGGAAATACTGTCCTCCCTCGCTCGATGCTCCATGCCCTACAGTAGCTACTCAGAACCGCTTGGCACTCGCGCAGGTGTCTTTCCTTTCAAAACAATACGGTGGACACCCTTACAGTAAGAATGTGTCGGTTGATGGTCCGGCTGGAACTGTTACGGCAAGAGACCACCATGTGTTTGTATCAGTCCAATATGGCAATGGTTATAACATATTGCCTAATCGTCCAGCACCCACAATAACCACTAAAGATAAGCTGTCTTTGGTGACAACACATTTTATAGCTAACGAGTATTCCGGAGGCGGTCAGATTTCAAGCATCGACACTGTAAATCCTGCTGTGCTTACAAATCCCAAGCAAAAACTTGTGACAGTCTGCCCTTGGATAATGGATACCAACTTCGGTAATGTCGGTGCGTCAGTTGATGCTCCATCACGTGTAATCACGGCAAACCATAAGCAGCACTATCTGATGAATCCACAGTTTGCCTCACCCGGTTCATCGGTTGAAGAGCCATGTTTTACCCTTATTGCCCGGATGGACAAACGTCCGCCTTACCTCATCGTAACTGAGTCGGGAGATATGGCAATCCGTATATTTTCGACTGATAGTCCCATGATGGTAAAGATTAAAGAGTTTATGGCTCTGTACGGCATCATTGACATCAAAATGCGTATGCTCATGATAGATGAACTTAAACTTATCATGGGCTTCCCCGAAGATTATGTCCTCATCGGCACACAGGCTGAACAAAAGAAATTCATCGGAAATGCCGTTGAAGTCACTATTGCCAGGAAATGGTGTGAGGCTCTATGTTCCGGAATACGAGATTTCGACCTCACTAAGTATCACTCTAAACAAGCTGCATAAAATGAACAAGTATAATGTCACATTGGAAAATATTCGTGATTATATGGAAAGCTATTGTCTTCCGGACTTTCCATTGGTAATTGACGATCAAGCAGGCTTAGACTTCAAAGATGAAAAAACAAAAGCTATCCTTGCAAATACAGGTCTGTTTGAGAAAAAGAGTAAGACAAGAGCTGTCAAGTTGGAAATAACCTCATTCCGTGGTATAAGTTGGGGAGCAATACATTATTACGGCAAATTAATCGCTGATGGTATTGAATTCCAACTTCTCGACCAACCCAATACGACTACATCAAATTGGGATGCACAAAAGCAAAATCCATTCTACCAGTGGAAATATAAATTTGACTTGAAGAGACCTGTGACCCAACAGGAGATTGACAAAGATTCCGACAGATGGGATTTCTATGCCCCCGGTGATTTTACAACAAGTTTCGACACGAAAGAAGAAATCATCGCCCTTGCAAAGGAATGTTTCAAGATGCGGTTTAAGGGAGAATGGGAACTTTGGGTTGATGATTGTACGGTAGCTAAGGGAGGTGTTTATCAGATTATTTTTGAAGATAAGCAAAACTTCAAAGTTGGTGATACCGTCCGCAACAAACGCTCTGGCACCATAGGTCAAGTAATGGAAGACCCAAGAACAGTCGGAACATCATTCATCCGGGTAATGGTACTCAAACCGGATAAGAATATAAAATACTGTGTCTATTGGACACTCAAGAACTTGGAACTTATAACAACATAATATGGAAATTGATACAGCAAAAAGGGCTTATGCTCTAATAGTCGAGAGGGATAGGCTATTGAGTATGAGGGCAGATGCAGTCTCGAATAATAAAATGAGAGACTGGTCTTTTATGGTTGATGAAAATAGACATCCCATTCCCACAGAGGTAAAGCATATATTCATTGAAGCAATAGACAAATCGATAGACTATTGCGAAAACGAAATTGAGAAGTTATGATAACCGAAACAATCTATCATCCCTCCGACCTCCACAGGGGAGAATGTGAACGGTGCGGAGAAATGTCAGACGAACTAATCTACACTGAAGATGGGCAGGAGATTTGTATTGACTGCTATGAAGATGAAAAGTTTTACCAAGAAACAATGAAAGGACTATGACCCCGACTGACCGACCGCAGAAACCAAAGCAGTGTGAGCATTGGCGCAGAGGCAGATGCGCAATAGCAATCAAGGCTGTCTATCGTCCGCGCAGGGCTACCCCCGATTTTATATGTGAACCCTGCCACGGTATTTGCCCCGACTTCACCCCTAAAACAAAAGAGAAAGATGTAAGATAGAATGATGCTTGCCGCCTTGAACTATTGTCGGGAACTCTTGCATATTCAAGGATTCTTGACAGATGCGGAAAACGATAAAATCCACACGCGCATTAAGAAGTTTCAAGACAAGAAACAGATAGGAATCAGCGAAGCACAACTTATGAGTGTGGAATTGAAGTATGACGATAATGCTAAAGACGAACAACAATGAACCCCTAAAACAAAAGAGAAATAAATCATGAAAGTAAAAGAATTAATCAAGGCTCTGAGTGAGCACCCGCAGGATGCAGAAGTGTTCTTTCTGTCCGGCGACGGTGGCATGTATCAAATCAATGCCATTAAAACAGCCACAGCAACAAGTAACGAAGTTAAGGAAATCACCGGCGAAGAGTTTGTGGTGTTGACATGAAAAAGGCGGGAGCCTCCTACCTTCTCCCGCCTCCGACTCAACTGCAAGCCGGATTATTCCTTCACTTCAAAGCAAAATGGCAGGTGTGAGTATCGTCTGCCTTATCACAAATGCTGTATGCGCATAGTAAAGCCGCTAATGCAGTGCTTCAATTATGAATTAAAGAAGAAACGACAATGAACATCGGACTTATTGACGTGGACGGGCATAACTTCCCAAACTTCGCACTTATGAAAATATCTGCATGGCATAAGGCTCATGGGGATAATGTAGAGTGGTGTGGAGATTTGTATTGGGATTTTGACAGAGTTTATAAATCCAAAATCTTTACATTCTCCCCGGATATTGACCGTCCGTTTCCTTGCGAGGTAATATGTGGTGGCACTGGCTATGATGTCAAGTCGAGGCTTCCGCAGGAGATAGAGTTGTCAACACTTATGGACTACTCGCTCTATCCGCAGTATCCATTCTCGATCCAATTCTTTTCTCGTGGATGTATCCGCAGGTGTCCATTCTGTCTTGTTCACGATAAGGAGGGAGACATACATCCGGTCCATCCTGTTCAGCCTAACCCTAATGAGAAATGGATAGAAGTTCTTGACAACAATTTCTTTGCCAATCCCGAATGGAAGTCCGCCATTGACTACCTGTTGCACCGTAACAAGCCTGTCAATCTTCATGGAGTGGACGTGCGCATCATGAACGAGGAACAGGCTTACCACCTCAACAAGCTCCGTCTCCGAAAGTCCATACACATTGCATGGGATTTACCCGAATTAGACCTATCCGATAAACTAATGGAAGTCACACGGTATATTAAGCCTTACAAACTTATGTGCTATATCCTTGTCGGCTTTAATTCCACAATGGAGCAAGACTTGTACCGGATTGAACGTTGCCGGGAATTAGGTATAAAGCCTTATGTCATGCCGTATCGGGATTATGAGAATAAGACAAAACCCTCACAGTATGCTAAAGACCTCGCGCAGTACGTCAACAAGCCGATGATATTCAAATCATGCAAGTTTGAGGACTTCTCTCCCCGAAAGGGATTCACCTGTAAACAATATTTTACTCACGAAAATAAATAAAAATGAATCAGACAACCTTCAGCTCGCCGGATTCTCATCCGACAAAAACCGTTCTCTCTGCAATAGCAGAGTTCTTACTCGGCAAAAAGTATTATGCCGTCATCATCAACACTCGTGGCACTAATCGCTGCGAGATAAGCAGTATCATCTTCCCGACACTTGCAGCTGCCGAGAAGCACAAAAACGAGCTGTCAGCCACATTCTCATATCAGTGGGTGGAGACTATATCCTTCCGTTCTCGCAACGACTATGATTCGTCAGTCAAAAGATATAATGCTGCTGTAAAACAAACTGACTAACTTCATCGCCTAAAACATGGAAAGATGCTGAAACGATTTCTCCTTTGGTGGCGGTCGCTCAGATACCACCGCTACTATGTCATAGTAGATGGCTATGACAACTCGATTACCTTCTCCCGTAAGCTCTATCACCACATAGAGCTTTCCTCGCATTGTGAGGACGCGGCGAAAGTGTTTGTATTCCATATCCCGGCTTGGGATTCTTACGCCTTTACCGTCAATCCTGCATTTGAGAAGGAAACACAACTCGCCGACATCCAGTACAACGAGAAATACAAGACCATCGGTTTTGAATCGCTTTGTCCTACAGTCGGCAGGATTCTATATGAATATGGGATGCCCTATGAACTGAAATTGAAGTTGACGGTTACAGTGCATCAACTCGGAGACGGAGGATTTTTTTATAACATAGAGCGTCCACGTCCATGAACGTAAAGAGCATCCTCGGCAATACCCGCCGTGCCGACATATCATTCTATTCTTCCGGAAAGATTGACATTACATCTCGTATCGCCAATCTCCTCGGCATGATGGAGGGTGACACCATCGACATCATGACCGCCCAAGGCGAATTTTATCTATACATATCAGTTCATGCTTCCGACATCTCCGGTCGCCATGAAGCACGTTGTTATCCCTCAAAGCAAGGAGGGCGGCATTTCCGCACCTATTGCCGGCGTTTAAGTCATGCAATCCTGACCGAGTGCGGAAGTGTTCCCCGTGTCAGCCTGGCTGCCGGTATGGCTGTAGATGTTAATGGTCACCGCGCGATTCCTATTATCACCCGTGCTGCTGTACACAAGTAAAGTAACTCATAAAAAAAACAATTCGTTCAGTATGCTTAAAGACTTGAAATACACCGGTTATTCCACCGCCCTTTCCGACTATGAGTGTCCCGATGGCTGCCTCGGTTCATCCCTGAATCTCTTTATCGACAAGTCCGCTGCACTGCGCCCTGTGTCGCAGCCTAAACTTCTCCTCAAAATCTCCACCTCGCAGGCTGTCAGGTGTATCCATAAAGTTTCCTCAGCCACCAACTATATCATCTATGACAGCGACGGCGGCGACATCTGTTGGATATCACGCTCCGACATCAACCCCTCCACATGCCGACCGGAGATTCCGTTTGTCACGCTCCTCTCAATCGGTGACGCTCAATTATATTCCATCACCCCCGTGGGCAACACCCTCGTGGTGCTTGCCTCTTCCGGCATGTATTATATCTTATGGAAAGATAGCGGCTATTCACTTCTTGGCTCTCACATCCCCGAATGTCCGCTCAGGTTTGGGTTGGATGCAAAATATGTATCCCAAAAGTTCACCGTGCAGCTTGCCGAGTCGGTCGAGCTGGGAGGCCACTCGGTAAACCGACCGCTTTCTCAAGCCAATAAAGACACCCTCACATCACAGATACTTGCGGCGGTCAATAAGTTTATCGCCGATGAATCCGTTGAGAAAGGGCGTTTCATCTTTCCTTTCTTTGTACGTTACGCCCTGAGGCTGTTCGATGGGTCTCTGACCATGCATTCCGCACCCGTCTTGATGATTGCGACATCCGGCAACACTCCCCAAGCCGCATGGGACTCCTCTCCCGACGGTGTCTTTAGCGGCGGCTCGGCAACATTGTTTGCCCACACTCACGCACTCTCTTTCGCCGCCGTCAGTCAGGAGGTTGTTGATTCACTGAAAAAATGGGGCGACATCGTTCACTCGGTGGATATATTTATATCGGCTCCCATATATTCCTATGACCAGAATGGCAGTGTGGACCACATATCTGTTGCCCGTCAGGGCGGTGTCCCGTATTCCGTCAGCCGGCTCTTAACCACTACAGCCGGAGGCCCTGTCACCACTGCCTCTTACTATAAGAAAAATCCCATTGCCCCCGACATCTCAGGGTCTTGTATCGACATACCGTATCGTGAATCAAAAGACATAGTTTCCGATATGGAGTCATGCGCTCAATTTTATCTCTTAAAATCCATTCCCCTCGACGAGATTCCAGTAGGGATGACCGCCCTCTCTGTCGACAAGGGTGTCCTTTCTTCCCTGGTCACGCGTGAAGTGATGACCGACGACTATGACTCCCATGTCAAAAAGATTCCTAAGGTGGCGTTCCCTTACAACGGTCGTCTTAACATCGCCAGTCTCTCTTATTCCTGCTTTGACGGTCATCACCCCCTGTCTCTCTTCAGCTATTGCAACTCTTTCAGCTTTTCAGGCGTGTCATCCTCCGGTGGCTCATGGGGTTCCACGTCAGGCGACCGCGGCACAACAGCCGCCTCCGCTGACTCTTCAACAGCAACCGGAAGCCGTGCTGATGGGTCTTCGCAGGTCACAGCATACGTGTGCGTCTATATCAAGCGTGACGATAAGGACATCCGTGTTTGCTCCGTAAGTTCAATGTTTGATGCCGACACCCCCGTGCGTTACTTTTTCTATCCCGACACCAAGGCTTACAAGGCTGTCTTAGTCATGACCTCAGCCTCCGGAACTACCTGTCATGAACTCCCGTTAAAGCCCCACGACTTTCTCAACGGGGCTTTCTTCTGCGGCAATTCGACAGCCGTGTCGACATCAACCCCGCCGCAGGCTGCCGGCTCCAATCTCTTTGAGGCACAGGGCAAGCTATATACATCCGAGGTAAACAACCCCTTTAACTTCCCCCTGCTTGGCATCTCCACGATCGGGGCTGGTGCTGTAATCGGGCTCGCCTCAGCGGCAAAAGCCCTTTCTCAAGGTCAGTTCGGTCAGTTCCCCCTGTACGCCTTTACCACCGAAGGGGTGTGGGCGTTGGAGGTGTCAGCCACCGGTTCTTTCTCTTCCCGTCAGACCGTCACCCGCGATGTCTGCATAAACCCTGATGGCATCACACCCATTGATTCTGCCGTGCTGTTCCCCACGGCGCGTGGCATTATGCTCCTTTCAGGCTCGGAGGCTTCATGTATCTCCAATGAGATAGACACCGGGTATCCTTTCAATATATCCTCCCTGCCTCATATCTCCTCCGCTTTAACCACAGTAGGATTGTCGGTTGACGATGTTAAGATTTATCCCTTCTTCCGGTTTCTCTCTCAGGCAAAGATGATATACGACTATCCCTGCCAGCGCGTCATCCTGTATAACCCGTCATTACACTACGCCTATCTCTACTCACTTGACTCTAAACGGTGGGGGATGATGCAGGGTTCCATTGTCTCGGCAGTCAATTCCTATCCCGAGGCTCTCGCGATGGACTCAACCGGGCAGCTGCTCGACTATTCTTCCGTGCAATCTCAGCCGGCAACCCCGCAGTTCCTCTTGACACGTCCGCTCAAACTCGACAACCCCGATATCCTTAAGACCATCGACACCGTCATTCAGCGCGGCTGCTTCCGCAGGGGATATGTTTCCTCGCTGCTATACGGCTCGCGCGATCTCGCCAACTGGCATCTTGTATGGTCAAGCAGCGACCACTATCTGCGTGGTTTCCGGGGAACGCCCTACAAGTACTTCCGTATTGCATTGGTGTGCGGTTTAAATACAGAGGAAAGCATAAGCGGCACTGCGATTCAGTTCACCCCGCGCTTCACCATCAACCCCCGTTAACCTCAATAGCCTCGCTTACCCTTTAATCCCCACCCCCCTTAACCCCATAACCTTTTAACCACAATAGCTTACCATGCTATTGAGTTTAAAAGGGATGTTGCTTTATCCTGAGCGGTCTCCCCCTCCACATTATAGCTGATTTTATTTTGGTTTTTATGGACTCAATCTTCTCCTCCCAGTTTTTCTTGCTTTGCGGGTTTGCAAGATTGGTGAGTCCCATCCATTCCTGTAGCACACGGGAAACCATGTATTCATGGATCAGCCATCTCAGGTACTTCACGCTTGTGCGTGAAAATGTCAGTGGCAATCTCAGGTCAATCATGTATTCCTCCGGCTCGTCAAGCTCGTCGTCAAATGATTCATCGGGAGTCACAGGCTCTTTTGTATAGGGATAAAGCATCTCGACCACTTCCGAATGCGCGAGATTTAATATCCGCGTTGCAATATCAATATTCCCGCTTTGTGTCACATCCATTACCTGATGTCGCTCATGCTCATCTCCCACAACCATGATATCCCCCTCTACGAAGGCATAGGTCCCGATGTCGTAAAGGAGCTGTTCTCGTTTAAAAACAAGTGAGACAGCCTTTGGCGGCTGTCTCTTGTTGCAACACTGGCTCATACTATTCCCGTGCTCTCCGGACGCGAGGGACGGCTGCGCTTGCTTACCGACTTGCGTATCGATTCAAGCGACTTCCGTGCAAGCTCGATATATTCCTTTGCGTCATTTTTATTCGTCACAAGATACCACTCACTGATTGCCACATTACGAAGGTAATCATGGATTGCCTCGGCAACGCCTGCTGTAGCCGCCTCGTTGAAGTTGCTCGGCATCGTCAGGTTAAGCACCAGGTCTTTGTCAGCCGTGATATTGGCGTTATTTGTTTCAAGTCCGCTCTCCGTAAGATACTCCGAAAGCTCAGTCTTGACCTCTGCAAAGCCTTTTTTGACAGAGCGAAGTATTTTATCGGCATTTTCCTCATCCTCGCTTGCAAACAGGCTCGCCACCTCCTTGTAGTTTTCATCATTTTGAATTGTTCTTCCTCGAAGAAATGTCTCGTTCATGATGTCGTAAAGCAGCCACGCAATATCAATGGTCGCCTTTACATTTTTCTTTGTTGCCGAAGTATTAGCCATAGTTCATATAATTATTATTGTTTGATTAGTTAATCTCATAACCTTCAATTTCCGCTCGTGGAAATTGAATTATTTAAATCTCCGGGCTTGATAATAGTCTCGACTTTATTTGCTCCGGGGCGCATAGGTCGTTTTCTGGAGTATAGTTTACGCAATACATCCTCCATCATTATCTTGGCACCGGTTATATACTCGGCAGCCTCCTGCTTGTTTGCATAGCCAAACCATTTTCCGGTGATTGCCATGACAAAATAGCTGCGTAAAGAAGCCTGTATGCTTGGAGTCAACAGCTTGCTAAACGATTTTGAAACCTCAAGCGTAACCTCATATTTGTCCGCCGACGGGGCTGAACCCGACACAAACATACTTTTAAGGCGGTCGTTGGCAACCGTGACTGCCTCTTCCCAAAATCGCTTGAGTGCCGACTTATCCTCATCCGTAGTGAATATACGCTCATACGCCTCTTTATCACCTGCTTTTGGATTGTCAACTATTTTTGCACCGGTATATGAGGTGGTCTGTGCTACCTCCTCATATATATCATCTTGATTGATAGTTAAATTTATCGTCTCCATACTGCAAAATAAATATAATTGTAAATTACTTGACTAATATCTTTATCCACCGGGAGATTGTCTAACGCCCGGATGCTTCACCTTCACTTCCTCCGCCGCGCCAGCCACGTGACCGCTACGGCAATCACCGCGCCGAGCAGAGCCATCGCATAGCCGCCGAAGTCGACCTTGGTGCGCTCCCACCGTGACAGCTCGCGCTCCACGGGGTAAGGTACAGGCACGGAGTCGACCTTTACCGAGCGCAGGGAGTCCACGATGGCGCGCAGACGCTCATTCTCGCGCTCCGTCTCGCGGTCACGCAGATAGATGAAACGCGTGTCGGTGCGCAGCGTGTCGCCGTTCTCATTCACCGTCACCTTGGTGTCAGAGGTCACCTGCTCGCGTGTCGACTCCCTCGAACGGTCTTTCTCGATGTCGGTGGCGTTCACCGAGTGGTCATTGCGCTCGACGCTCACCGACGGCATCGGCACATACACCGTGCGGGTACATCCCGCCAAGAGAAATGTCATCAAAAATATCCTGAATAGTTTCATTAATCAACAGCCTTTAGGTATATTTGTATTTCTAAAAAGACAAAGAGTTATAAATCAAATCAAGAATGTCTGGCTGAGAAGTCAGGCATTTTTACTATCTTAGCCACCGATTTATAACTCTTCCATTATGTTAAGACCCATACGCAGACGGCTTCATATAGAGTCCGATGGCTTCGGCGGCTACAACGAGCCGGTTGTTCATGAAATCCTGAACAATATAGCGCTAAGCACATTGTCCTCAAGCCTGATTGATGAAACGTCTATCCCTCCATGCCGGATAATACACTGGGATATGGGATACCCCATGTGTTCAAATGTCGGCGACGAGAGATTTATATTTCTTACCACCGGACAGAATAAATGGTGTCAATGGACATACCAGTTCTCCCATGAATACTGTCACCATGCAATCAACGGCAAGATGTGCGGAGACTTAGGGGGACAGATGTGGTTTGAAGAGACGCTATGTGAGCTTAACTCGATTTACCAGTTACATCTGCTATCAGCTGCGCTTCATGATGATCCTCGTCTGTCATATTACGCCCCGGACTGCCGGGAGTATCTGGATGACCTGCTTCAATCTCATCAAGACTTGAAATCTGAACTCCAATCTCACGGCAGCGTCCGGCAATGGCTTCCCTTACTTTATCAGCCGGAATATCACCGCAGGCATTACCATGCTGTCGCTTGCCGGATATTTCCGTTGTTTGTCGAGAATCCCCGCCTGTGGGGGATTCTGCGCCATATCGGTGACAGCAGGTCTTACCCGACATTGGATGATTTGTTACGGCACTTGCACGACACTGCCGATGCTTCCTATCGCGACTCTCTTGACAGGATGATAAATCTTCTCTCATAGGCGCAGCACCTGACGTTTCACATCGGCGGGGTCGAGCGATATGTGCACCCACGCGAAATTCTTCTCGTCAATCAGCTGCGTGAACGGCAGCTTCAGGTCAAGCACAAGCTGGAACAGCCGCCGGTTCTCCACGCGGTTGCCCGTCGATATGTCGGCAGCCATGCCCCGCAGGTGGTGCGATGTCTTCGCGCCCCCGACAATCCTGTTAAGCTCCTGACAGCGGTAGCCACTCGTGACGGTCAGCGGCTTGCCCCACGCCTCGCGCAGAGGGTCGAGCACCCTGTCGACAAGCACCGCGATATTGCGGCGCGCCCCCTCCGGCGCAGTGTTGTCGATGCCGTGACGGTAGGCGGTCTCGCTCCGCTCCATCTCCTGAAAACTGAAATACTTCATGCCTCACCTCCTTTCTCCTCCTCGATGGCATCGTCAATCTCCTTGCGGTTGAGCAGCTTCCAGAAATTGAAACGCTTGCGTATGCCCTTGTACTCAAAATAATTGTTCACACACGATGACACCTCTATGCCGTAGATGACGAACAGCATCGAAATCGACACCACCGGCACACCGAGCGACACCGCAAACGTGCGGCTCATCAGTTCAGCCACCGTCACCCAGCACAGATAGTCCAGCATCTTGTTAATCGTGCGACGCCACGCACGAGAGAAGCGGATGTTCTCGCCCCTCCGGCGCGCGGCAAGCACCCCGTAGCGCAGGTCGACAAGCACCAGCACCATGCCCAGCAGCAGCCACGGGGCGAGGTGTGAGTAGAAGTCGGCTATCACCGCGCCTATGGCGGTGACCGCCGTTGCAAATATGTTATTGGCATCCGTCATCGTCTCATCCTCCTATCACGTCCTGAAGTATCATCACCGTCTCGATGTCGAGATTCTCGTTGCCCGCGACAAGACCGGCAATCACGTCATCCGTCACACGGGTGAAATCGCCGACCTCCACCTCGCGGTCAGCCTCGGTCTGCACACAGTCGTTGACATCCTTGTTATAGGCGCGCACGGCAGCCGTCACCTCCTCCTTCTCGGCGGCGGTAAGCTGCTCGAAGCGACCGCGCTTCTCATCCACCGCGTCAAAGTCCGCGGGGCGCAGCCGCTCCTGCGCGTCCTTGATGAAATCGTCAAAGGCGGTGGCAACCGGCTTCAACGCACGGGCGGCGCGTATCACCGCAAACTGGTCCTCCTTTTTCAGCTTTGAGATTTTGAGCGACTTAAGCACGTTGTACACGCCCACTACTTCCGATGTCTTCATTGTCTTTACCTCTTTTTCCATTGTGTCCATGATTTTGATTTGTTAATAAATTAGTTTGCTACGCTGAAATCCGCGCCCGATGCCTCCACCTCGGCGATAAAATCCTCCACGGCGGTCAGTATCGCCCCGCGACCCGCCGATGTCTGATAGGTCATCTCAAGCCGCTCCGCGCCGCCCCACGAGTTGAAATCCGCCAGATGGCTGTTCGTTTCAATGTCGGTCACCACGCCCTGATGCACGTTGGTCACCTTTCCCTCCTGGATGTCCACATGCGCCGTGATGCCGTACTGACGTGCCGCGTCACCGCTGTTGCTCACCTCCACCGACGCGCTCAACACGCGTCCCATTGTTACTTTTCCTGTTTCCATAATCTTGTTGTTTTAAGAGTTAATATGTTGTGTAAATTGTGTCCTATGCCGCCTCCAGTCTTGCAATCTTCTCCCTTAGCCGTGCGTTCTCCGCTTCAAGAGCCTTTATGCGCGCCTCGTGGTCATCTGCCTTGCGGGCGAGGCTCACCGATGCGAGCAACGCCGTCTTGCCGTAGTCGAGCGACATCCACCCCTGTTCGTCGGTGCGGGTCAGCTCAGGCAGTATCGCGCCCCAGTACTGCGCCGTCGAGCCTACATCCACGACCCCCGTGTCCTTGCGCCTGTACCGCCACAGCGGCGCGGCGGCTATGTCGGCTATCGGCAGGGATATGTCCGCAATCCTCGTCTTCAGCCTTGCGTCAGAGCTTGCCGTGATGTTTGATGCCGTAACCGCGCCCGCGAAAGTGACTGCGTTTGTGGCGAGGTCTATCTCCATAAGGCTGCCCCCGTGGTCAAATGTCACCGTGTCGGGCGCACCTTTCTTCGTGCGCAATATGTTGAAATGCGTGTCGCGCTTGTAGAACATCACACCGTAAGCGTTAGCCACAGGGGTAGAGCCACGGTAGTTAAACAGGAACGACATCGCATAGCTGTTGATAATCGCGTCACTAAAAGTCTTTCTTCCGCTGATTTCTTGTGCCGTGTTCTTAGTCACGTAGTTTGCAAGGCTCTGGTGGCTCTTCAAAAAGCCCTGCGAGTTGACCCACGACTGGGTTGCATAGCCCGACAGGCTTCCCGATGTCAGGAACTCGCTCGCGTTGTGCGTCACGATGTCGCCGAACGCGCCGTGCTTGCAATAGGCGAGACGCGATTTTACTTCCATTGTATCACCGCCTATGACACGCGCTGTAGCATCCACGAGATACGCACCGTTCCATAATTGCAGGTCAAACGCATCGATGATTTCGCCCGAAGATCCGTCCTTGTCGCTACCCATAGGAATGGCGACACCCTCTTCGGGCGAAAAGCCCCTGCGCCAAATCCCTTTCACGCTGCCGTCAGCCATCAACACCTGGGTAAATGTACCCCCCTGTTTCTTTATCGCCGCGAATGTGGCGGTCACTCCCGAGGCGTTCAAGGCGGTTTGCAGGAAGTCATATCTTGTTGTGCCGTTCCACGACATCGCAATCTTGGTGTTAGCGTCATCAACCATGTCGAGACGCAGCACCCCGAGGTCTGACGCCTCCAGCTTGTACCGTATGCTCGCCCCGTCGGTCGAGCCGCTCCACACAATCCCTTTAGAGTACACGGGATAAGTGCCGTTGGCGATTGCGGCAAACGTCAGGTCGCCGCTCATCGTGTCACCTGACTTCAACACATAGTCGCCCGCGTTCTTGGTGACGATAGTCCCGAAACGCCCGCGGTCGCAGTATTGCAGGTTGGATGCCGTGCCTTGGTACGCGCCGTTCCAGTATGCTATAGCCGACATCGCGAGCGGCTTCTGCTGATTAGCGGCTGTACCCCAGCCGATGTCGCCCACGGAGGTCTTTTTCAGCAGATTCGCCGCCAACAGGTACTCCGAGTGGCTGTGTGTCACCACATCGCCGAATGCGCCCTTGTTACAGTAGGCGAGAGGGCTGTAATAGCTGTGCAGGGACGATGTGTCGGTGCTCCTTGTCCTTACCCTGCCGTTCCATCCTGTCAGCACATCATCCGTGATTATAAACGGCAAAACCGATGCAAGCCTGTCTGACCTGTCAATGCAGCCGTCGTCAAGCAACGTGGCAAAAGCCCTCGTCTCGCCATTCGCCATCAACGCCTGTTCCGCTGTCCCGCCCCGCTTGGTGAACGATATCGCCGTCACAGCACCCGCAGCAGTGACGCGGAACTTATCGCCGCCTCCTCCCACCTGTAACTCCCCGTCGGTGCGGATGATTCCCGAAGCCGCATAGAGGCTCTTACCGCCGTAGATTCTTATCCATGTACTGTCTTGCATACACCCCCCGCCGCCGTAGGTCTCGGAGTACCAGCCCGCGCCGCCGACTGTTCTCACCCAAGAGTTGCAGATAAACGACGCGGTAGCGAGCTTGTAGCTGTCGTTGGTGTAGCCGACCCTGACATTGCCGCCCGTTGATATAGACAGAGCGTCAGCACCGCCGTTGTAACACATGCTGAAATGACCGTCACCCGCCATGCCTATCCGGAAATAGTTGGCGGTCTGATTTGCACCATAGAAGCTGATAAACGCTCCGCTTCCGGTTTCCTTGCGGTAGAGGGAGATACCCGATATGACCCCGCTGTAGTTAACGGTCATCGCACCATCCACATTTCCCGTGCCATCAAACGACCGCCCCCACAAAGTACGCGCCGTCTGTAGCTTGGTGGCGGAGGCGACGTTGGATTGCAACGTAGCGGCTTTCGCGTTGTCACGGAGCGTGTCGGTGTTCTGCCATCTGATAGTGACATTTGCGTTCGTGCCTCCATACAGGCTTGTGCCAACCGTGTATTTCTCGTTGCCGTCAGAATAGTCTGCGGTTCTGAGCGTCGGCACTGCGTTTGCTATCACGGTGTAGTTCATGCCGCCACGCAGCCACACGCAGCGTTCGCCATTCTGATTACCCGTTCCGATAGCCCCGATGGTTATCTCGCCGTTATCGAAATTGCCCTGTGAAAGGATTAACAGTCGTGCGACCGTGTCCATCCATCCTTGGGCGGTAAGGATGAAATGTATGTGGTTCTGATTATACGCCTCGCTGCCTCCTCTTGACGGGGAATGTATCTCGCAATCCATTTCCCATGCGCTTTTCCCGAAAGTGACAGGATAGAAATTGGAGGTGGAGAGGCTGCCCAGATTAAGGGTGTACACCTTGCGCATACAGAAGTTGCTCAACTGCTCCCCGTCCCAAAGGTCGGCGTCCAAGCCCGAGCCGGGGCCGTCGTTGCCCGCGTGCCAAACCTTGTTGGAGTTCCATAGGAGATTGCCGTCAGTTGTCATCTTACCTGCGGCTGTCCCGTCGGATTTGTAGAATTGGATTCCCGGCACACCGTTCAGCCCTTTTATGCCGACACATCCTGATATGTTGCAGTCACCTATGCTCGCGTCATCACCGACTTTGTTCCATGTGTTGTTCGCAAGATTAAGCGCCCCCGTCATCGTGTCCCCCGACTTCTTGACGTAAGCCGTCAGATTAGAGCCGATTACAGAGTTGAAGTTGACCGAGTCGAGTATGGTAGCCCACGCCGACCAGTTTGCCGAAGCTGTGTCGCGGCGGTTACGTTAGTAGAGGCTCGCGTGACCCTCATTTGTGCCTGACCATCCCATAAGCAGCTCGCCCCCGCCGACAGCCGTATAGCCTTGCACCGCAAGCACGTTGCCCAATGTGGGATAGCCGTTGTTATAAGCCTCATACAGCCTCACGCCCGCGCCGTGCTGTGTGTTGCCGGTCACTGCGGTCAGCCTGCCCTGCGAGCGAAGCACCTTGGACTCTGCCGCATACGGGAGCGTGATGTTATTGGTCGTGCCGTTCTTTGTCCACGTCAGCCAATCGCCCGCAACACCCAGTGCCGTCACATACTTTGCGTCAGCCCCCGACCCGGTAAGGAATCCCGAGTCATTCGTAAGGTGCGATGTCTTTGTAGGTATGTTCACAATGTTGCCGACACCCGGCTCGTCCTCGTCGTGCATCACGTTAAATTGCACACCGCCATCGGGGAACTTGCCCGCCATGAAAGCCACGCCCGAATTGAAACGCTCCACGGTCGGGTAGTCCGCTGCATCCATCGTAGCCATCGTGCCGAACCGCCCACGGTCGCAATACATGAGGTTTGAGCCTCCCGCCGTATATTGCCCGTTCCAATAGGCGAGGGTGTTGATTGTCACAATCTGCCCCGATGTCCCGCCCCATCCGAGGTTGGTGACGGAAGAGAGTGTATGTTTCGTAGCCACCGAGCCGTCCGCCATGAGAAACTGCGAGGATGTGCCGCCCGACCTGATAATCGAGGTCGCCGTGAATGAGTTGCGCGCCACGATTCTGCCCGACTTGTAGAAATCAAGCGAGTTTTTGAGCCAAGAGCCGCTTGCACCGAGAAGCTCGATGGCTGCAACCCTTTCGGTGTCGCTGTCGCCGAATGAGTAGAATACAAGACCGCAGGCATTGTCTTGTCTTACCATCAACGCGCCGGAGTTAAACGTCTTTCCTCCGCTGATTCTTTGTGCCGTGTTCTTAGTCACGTAGTTTGCAAGCGACTGATGCTGTACAAGCGGCGTGATGGAAGTGCCGTTGATGGTGATTGTGCCGCCCGAAATCTTCGTGTTCTTGTCGGTCATCACCGTATGCCACGTCCCGGCAGTACCCGCCGTAGAGCGGTCGTCAAACACCTTTATGCCGCCAAACGCATCCACTGCGAGGCGCGCCCTGCGTATGTCGTCGCCACTGTTATAGCATGTCTGCGTCAGCATCATGAACGACTGCGCGAAAGGCGAGTTCTTCAACGTCGCCGAGTTGCCGTCGGTGTCGGAGTAATAAAGCCCGTCGCTTGTGAAGCTTGCAAGATTGAGGTCGTGTACAAGCATCCCCTTTTGCACAAAAAGACTTGCGGCACTGCTTTTTGTGAGATACGCCTCAAACTTGCCGTTGACATTTGAAATTGAAGATTCAAACACCTTTTTATCAGTGAAGTCCGAAACCTTGACGGCTGTGTCGGTGGTAGCCGCGCCGCCCTGCTGCACAAGCTTGAAATTGCCGTCCTTGTCGCTGACAAGCTGCAACTTCTCCACCATGTCAACCGTAGCATACTTGCTGATGTCGGTCTTGGTCGCATAGTCAAGACCCTTGACATAGCTCTTGGTCGCGATGTCGCCCATAGACACAGGCGATGTGTCGTCGCTGCTCTCAAACACCATTGTGTCACCCGACAGCCGCGGGCGAAACGTCTTGCCCGGCGCACCCTTGATGTTGACCGCCGACGGTGCCGTCCCGCTGTCCGACTGCGCCCACGACAACGTGCCGTCAGCAGCCACGGTCGGCTTCCACGTCTTGCCATTCACTCCCGGTGTACCTTGCTCGCCTTTATCTCCTTTGTCACCCTTATCACCTGTATCGCCTTTCAATCCTTGTAAGCCACGGTCTCCCTTGTCTCCTTTAAGAGACGAAAGCCATTGCGCCTCGGTAAGCGTAGAGGCTGCGTTATTTTTCTTAAACACATCGTAGGCAGATAACCCTTGAATGCCGCGAAGACCCTGTATTCCTTGCTCACCCTTGTCTCCTTTATCACCTTTTGCCCCGGTGTCACCCTTGTCACCTTTGACACCCTGTATCCCTTGGTCTCCCTTGTCGCCCTTTGCCCCTTTCAATGAAGAAACCCACTGCGATTCAGTCAGCGTAGAGGAGGCGTTGTTTCTCTTAAACAATTCGTAAGCTGAGAGTCCCGTATCACCTTTGACACCTTGTATTCCTTGCTCGCCTTTGTCGCCTTTGTCACCCTTTAAACCCCGGTCGCCTTTGTCGCCTTTCAACGATGATACCCATTGAGCCTCTGTCAAGGTAGATGCGGTATTGTTCTTTTTGTAGACCTCGTAAGCCGACAGTCCCTGCAATCCTTGCAGTCCGCGGTCTCCCTTGTCTCCTTTTGCTCCGGTATCGCCTGTGTCTCCTTTTATGCCTTGTAATCCCTGTTCGCCACGGTCACCCTTGTCACCCTTAAGAGACGCAAGCCATTGAGCCTCGCTCAGTGAGGATGACGTGTGGGTCTTTTTATAGACTTCGTAAGCCGACAAGCCTTCCGCACGTATGTTGGTCAGCGTGTCACCGATTTTCCACTTCTTTGTAGTCGGGTCGATTTCGGGTGTCTTTCCGTCAACCCCCGGTGCGCCTTGCAGGTCGACCTCAGGCAATGCCGTGCCGTTGTTCTTTATCACAAGTTTCTTGCCGTTCCACTCGGCGGTGATGCTCGCGCCGTCAGCCCCTTTCAGGCTGTCACCGACCGCCACGCCATCCACCGTCAGGTGATGCGCCGAGTTTATCGCAACCACGGGGCTGTGACCATCCTTGCCCTGTGCGAGTATGCCGGAGAGCTTGCCCTTTATCTTCCACTCCTTAGTGTCTGGGTCAATCTCAGGCGTGGCACCGTCCTCGCCTTTCGGTCCGGTCTCCCCCTGCGGTCCCGTGTCGCCTTGCGGTCCGGTGTTCCCCTGTGGTCCCCGTGGACCGATGTTGCCTTGAATACCCTGCGGTCCTCTCAGAGACTCCAGTTCGTCTGCCGTGAAATCGGAATACTGGAACTTCTCGCCCTTCAACGATGCAACCCAGTCAGCCTCAGATAAAGTCGACAACGGGTTTATCTTTTTATGTATCTCGTATGCCGACAATCCATCCTTGCCATCAGCACCATCCTTGCCGTTTTCACCGTCCTTGCCATCCTTTCCGTTCAGCGAGTCGAGCCATTCCGACAGGGTGCTGCTTGAACCGGGGTGGAGCTTCTTCCACGACTCAAACGCACTGTCCCCGTCCGTACCCCTTATCGACAGGCGTTCATCCTCCGTCAGGTCGGAAAACTGCATCTTCTCCCCCTTGAGGTCGACAGGCGCGAGACCGTTCACCTGAAGCTTTGTGCCAATCCACTTTACCTCCGGGGAGTCCCCCTTGTCACCGCGCACCGACACCACACCCGGCTCGGTGCTCTCCTCCGTGCCGTCAGAGAAATAGGTGGTCTCGTACTTCCACAGCACGGGCGTGAACGCCGTCATCACCGGTATCTTTCCCGGAGGCACGGCGACATATTTCTTCGGCTCGATGGTAGTTTTAAGCGAAACCCCGTAATATCTCACGACATTCCTCACCGAGCGTCCCGCGTCACCCTTGACCGGAATCCACTTGTAGTCGGCGGGGTCGTCGCTCTCCTCCTCCGTGTCCTTGTTGTAGGCTATGCCCAGCCACGTCTTGCCCTTGGGGCTGTCGCTCATGCCCGTGCCGTCGCCATCGTCGGCAAACTTTATCCATGTGTAGTTGCGCAGCCCCTCCTGACCGTCCTTGCCGCGCAGGGGCATAGCGTCGCCCCATGTCGCGCCCCCGTCATCGGAGATGCGTATCCATTCGTCGGAACTCTTCATGCCCGTGTGCCATGCCGTGCCGTCGGCGGAGTACTGTGCTTTCAGCGACGGCGGCAATATGATGCCGTCCTCGATCATCTGCAATATCTGACCGAGGGAAATCTTCATGTCCTGACCCAGCAGGGATATCGGTATGAGCATCCCCCTGTCAAGGTTGGTGGCTGTGGTAAGGTCTTGTATCTTCATATCGTCATGCGTCAAGTATTGTGGTTCTCATCTTCACCGCGCCCGAGGTGCGCCACACGAGCTGCTCGTACATCACCGTGGGGTCTGCCGCGCCCATCTCCTCGGCATAGCCGAGTTCGGCGCGCAGATGCACCGCCCATCCCGGCTTGAGCGGTATGTCGTGGTTGAATGTGCCGTTGCCCGTTGGCTGTGTGGCTATCGCCCCGATTATCACAAGGTCGCTCCTGCCTGCCACGGGTCGGCTCGCGCTGCCGCCACGGTCGCCCGATGTCGACCCCCACGAGCTTGTGCCGCCCTCCACCGTCACCGACTCGTTGATGATGAGCGCGCTGCTGCCGCAGTACGCCCGTATCTCGTCAGGTCTGCCGTCGGAACACATGTAATCCATGTAAGGCAGCAACAGCTGTATGCGGCACCGTTTCGTGCCGTCACCGTAGCCGGTGGCGAAGTCTCCCCGGAATCGCAGCATCGTGCCTGTCTCCGAGCAGCGCAGCTGGTAGGTCACTGTCGTGCTGTCCTGGTCGACGATGTGACCGTAGCCGCCGATGTTGCCGGGCGTTATCACCACCTCCGACAGCCTGAACCACCCGCTGAACTCGCCGTGGCGCGCCTTGACCCTGCCAGTCTTGCCGTCAACCTCGAAATTGGGCGTGAAGCCGTCGCCGTAGTGCTGGTACGACGTCGATTCAAGGTCGGTCTCCCCGTCCTTCTCATATACCCCCTGCTGGCTGAATAGCGACGTGCCCGAAAACACGAAGCTGCCGAGCTTCGCCATCTCAGCCATCACAATCTCCGCAAACACATATCTCATCCGCTCCATCCACTCCCATGATGCCCCGTCACCCCCTGCGGCATAGTCCTTGGCGGGGGTGTTGCGATTCGCGGGGGCTTCCGCGCCCCGGTAGCTCTTCGAGGGCTTGAGTATGTAGAACATCTGCCCGTCCAGCACCACGGGCTGCATCGTGTCGGTCGAGATGTATGTCACGTTGGAGTCAAACGCCCCGCAAGGGTAGGCGAGCCTGCCTACGCCGTCTTTTCCGGGGTCACCCTTCCTGCCTGTCGTGCCTGTCAGCCTCACCGGGTCGCCCCACGGTGTCACGGGGTTGTCGTCGGCATCTATCGTGGCGGTGGTCTGCCACACATATTGCAACGACGTAGCCTGCGGCGAGCCTGTCCGCCACTTCACCGCGGCTGTCGAGGGGTCTCTCTGGTCTTTGTTTATCGCGGGCGGTGTCCCTGAGGAGTTGGTCACGGTGTAGCGCGTCTCGATATGCGGAGGGGTCTGCCCGTCGTTGCCGTCAGAGCCATCCGAGCCGTCACGCACCACCGCCACGCGGTATGAGGCGAGCTGCGCCCCCGACGTGTTGTCGATGACATAGAGGTATATGAAGTCGTTTATCTGGCTCCACGGCACATTGTTGCCCCCCATCTCAAGACTCTCCCCCGTGGCTGTGGTAAGTCCGCCCACTGTGTCGCCCTGTCTCACCCAGAACTCGCGGTATGTCACCCCGTCAAGCGAGAAGCAGAGCTTCGCCCCGTATGTGTCAAGCTGCTCCGGCGTGGATATCCTCACGGTGCTGCCCCCGTTGTCGACAGTCACCCGGCATTCGAGCAGCCCCGTGCTGTAAGAGTCCCTGCGTATGTATATCACGTTGGTCGACGGCACTATCGCCCATACGCGGATGTTGAAGTCCGTCAGGCGCACCCAGTCCGGGTTGCTGTCCGAGGGAGGCAGCGCGGAGGCGTGTGAGGCGATGCACTGCCACAGCGCGCCGTCATGGCTCGCTATGTCTTCAAGGTCATCGGCGCGCCGGTAATACTCCGTCTCGCTTGCCGCCGTCGCGGCATCCCACACCCCCCGGAAGTTGGGCGTTCGCACCTGCACACCCTGATACCCTATGCGTATAAGGTCTTGCACGACAATTCCGCGCGCATACAGGTAGGGCTGACCCCCGTTTATCAGCTGGCTTACCGCGGGGTCGGTAATCAGTCCCTCGGGGAGCTGTCCCAGTACCGTGCCGTAGTTGCCCGGGCGCAATATCGGCGAGTCGACCCCGACAAGCTCCATGAGGTGTCCCTGCTCACACGACAGGTAAAACGACTGCTGACGCGTGTTGACATAGCTGCCGTCGGCTCTCTGCCGTATGAAGGAGGCGTAGTCGGGGTTAGACGCGCTCCCTGCCGTCGGGGCTATCACGTTGCCCCACCGCGACACCGTCATCCCCACGGTCATGTCGAAGTTCACCTTCGCCGGCACGTCGGCGGCGGCGTAGCGCAGGAGTGTCAGCGTGTTCGATGTGCGGTCTACCGCCGTCACCCTCGCCCACGCCTTGAACCATGTCAGCCCGCGTGTGTTCTGCCGCAGCGCGCCCGTCTGTGCGTCACGCACTATGTCATTGGCGTAGCCGTACAGGATGTCCCCCGGCTGAAACGCCGTGAAGTCACCCTCCCAGCGGCGGCGCATCAGTGCCGTCAGCGAGCCGTCGGCATTGGCGGTTATCGACTCAATCGTGCCGGAGTCGGCAAACGACGTGTCACCCTCCAGTGCGTTGAGCCGGTTGTATATCAGCTCAAAAATCTTCACGTAGCTGCGAAACACGCCGCTCTCCATCTCCAGGTTGCCCCGCCCGTCAATCCTGCCCCCGGCAAGACCCGCCACATAGCGTCCCGCCTCGAAGCCCCCGTCGGCGGCTATTCGCCCCGCGCTCCGGTCATCCCGCGTCTTCGACAGAAACCGCCTTGCGAGTGAGCTGATGTCAATATCGGGATTGGTGTCCGGAATCCACTCAGGCAGATGCTTGCGCACAAAAGCCTCTACATCATCAAGGTCCAGTCCGTTACCGGTGGCTTTAATCCATTCCCCGTCATTTTCACAGTGCCATATCTCTAATGGAAATTTTGTGCCTGTCAATGCCCAATACCCCTTTTTAGGGGAAGGATACTCTTTGCGCAGGATGTTGACGCTTGGAAACAGGCAACCATGTGGGTGTATCCAGTTTTTAGTGCGCAGCGTACCCGCTATCGTCACATTATTTTCAAAAGTATGGTCGGCGTAATGCGTGTAATTGTCCCTCGGGTCTTTGACATCCTCTTCAAGGTTTTCATCGCCGAGCACCTCGGTCTCATATCCCGTCTCGCCCGTGTCGGCATTAACCACGGTAGACGCATTATCCTTGTCGCCGACATCCGTTTGCACCGACATCTCGACTCCCGGCTCTGATGTCTCGATAGCAGTCATTATATCCATCACGCCCGATTTTATACCATTAATGCCTGACTTGATTTCAGAAGCGTTTCAGCCTGTTCAACATGCCCTGTGGCTTGACATGTCAGATATCCCGCATATAACACCACCGCATCTTTAAGTTTTTCACATATATCAATTGAATTGTCTTTTATCTTAGGTATTGGCAGATATCTGCCACGTTGAAGCGTGACACTCTCTCCCCCGGTACACGACCAGAACTCAAGCACAAGTCCCGTGGGCTCGTTGACGATTGCAACCACCGGCTTCTGCGGATTACCGCGCAGACCGCCGTACCGCGATGACTGTAACTTATAGCGCGGGTCTTTTTCTGTTATAGGCTCGGTCACGGCGCGCTCCCAGTCACTCATCTTGAATGTTATCAGGCGCATGAAGTCATCCGGAAGCTGCATTCTCCCGCGCCCCTTTCCTATCTCGCTGCTGAAAGTGATACTTCCGCTAAGAGCGCGCCCCGCGTCAAGTAGCCATGACGGCGCGTTGCTCTCAACTATGCGGGCGGCAATGGCAAGTTTTGATTCCGCGATTTCTTTAAGGGATAAAGTCTCGATATCATTTTCTGCCAATAGACTTTCATGACTGCTGTTCATGTCGATAGCAATCATTATTTCTTTGACCAAGTCGACTACTCTGTAAGCTGCCATGACTGATTTATTAATATTATGATTCGGTAAATTGTGAGGTTGACCAATTCCGCTCAATCCAGCTAAATCGGTGTCAGCCTGAACCTATGGAAGCCATCAACCCTAAACCTTAAACTCTTAACCCCATAACCCGCTTGCAAAGCATGCATCATAACCCTCAGCTTCCGCTTGCGGAAGCTGATTACAGATATTTAAACCAGATGCCGAAAGCTGCTGCGGTATTCTTTATACTCTCTTCTGTTTTCAATTTCGTGCGCACCACATCATAATTCTCGGCAAGATAATCCTTGGCGGCATCCATGTCGCTAACGGCAACCTCTCTCAATACTGAACCCTCACCATCATCCGGCAAGTCGCTGTTGTCAGTATCCTCTGCTTCAATCTCTGTCGCCCCCAATACAGTTCCTGAATTTATTTCATCCTCGGAGATTGCAGAAGTCTCAACAGGCTTGTCGGCTTTCTTTCCCGACTTGACCGAAGGTTTCTTTGTCATTTTTTTCCCCGGCATTTTGGGTGACACGGGGCTTTCATCAGCCGTGTCTTTTTCAAGGCGGAACAGTTTGCCGAATTTATAATGGTGTTCCAGTCCCCATTGAATGTCCTCGTCCGACGTATAAAACACACTCCTCCCGTCAGAAAGAGGAGAAAACGAAACGCGGTTGCACTTCCCGTTTAAAAGCACAATCGACACACTGATAGTGGAATTAGATATGTATTTTTTCATCGTTATTTTAATTTGAGTAGTGGAGACCACCCCTAACAGGCAATCTCCACTTACCGGAAATAATACTAAGGTTTTGTTGCTTCACCGGTTGATGCGCTTCCTGATTCGCTGCCGGTACTTGAACCGCCACTGGTTACCGGTGCCTGTGCGAGTTTAAGGCGAGCATGGGCTTTCGCATAGCGGAGATAGAGACACGACACCTCCTGGATGACTACCGCCTGTGTATTGCGCACGGCTGCCTTCTTCATGTCGAGCACATTACGTCCCCATGAAATATGAGTGCGTTTGTTGAGGTATTCCGGGTCCATTGCGAAACCGCAATCCTTCATGCCGTTAAGGTCAAACAACTCATGATGGATTGTGAGCACTTCCCCGAAATCGGTATCCCATGACTTGAATTTGAGATTCCATATCTCCACTGTGTCCTTAAGACGGAACTTGTCACTCTCAATCTTGGAAAATGCCGCAAGCATGTCCGACCCACAGAAAAGAATCTTCTTTTTATTGCCGATTCCTGTGCCGACAAATAATTCTTTGGTGATGTCGACAAGGTCGTTGTCTGTGATTACAGCACATTTTTTGTCAGCATCCCATGTGCCTACTTCGAGGTCTTTACCTGCCATCCACCAGATACCGCCTGTAAACCATGTAAGCATACCCTCTTTCGACGGGTGTTTCATCTTGTTTTTAACACCGAAAAGAAACGTATTCTCCATCGCAAGACGCATATCATAGATACCGTCCTCCTCAAGGTCTGAGAAGTCCCACTTTACCTCTTTCTTGGCAAGCTTGTCAAAGGTTGACTGCTCAATCTGAATCATGAAGTTCTGGCAATACTGCGTCTCAGGCATGGGGATGTTATTGAAGCGTCCCGTCTGAACATCAAGTTCCCCGCAAGCCTTGCCCATGCGTACAAGGGTTGTGCCTTTCGGTATCGCCGGCACCATGTCCGCCTGTTTTGTCGTTGCGTTCCATTCGCCGTTTACTGCATACACCACAGGTATCTGCGAATTTTCATTCTTGCCGCAAACACAAAGAATAAGGTCGGGTACATTGTCGCTCTCGGAATCGTATTTCTGACCATTCTCCATGTACACGCCTTTTACCCCTACTACTCGTATGGTATCGTCAAGTGTAAACATCGAGGCATCATCCACAGGGAGCGGCACACTCGCACCGGAAGTCTGTTTTGACACTGCATCGGTAAGCGTACACTTGATAGGGCGTGTGCCTACACTGTAATACTTAATCTCAAAACTGCCGCTTGACTCAGACTTGGCATATCGGCTAATCTGGTCAATAGGTGTAGCCATCGGTCTGATTTTGATGATTCGGCTGTCAATTTCCTGTGAGTAGAAATTGGGATCGCCATCCTCACGCCCCTGTGTTTCTGTGGCGATACCATCACTGCCGCCTGTTTCGTCTGCACCCGAATTTGTCTTTCCTGCATCGGGTAGATTGGCTGCTTCAGCCATCATCACCCCCGATGATGCGCCCGTCACTATCGCAAGGAGCGCAAGCATAAAGCCAAACAGGATACGAGCTGCTTTACTTACTGTTGTCTTCATTGTTTTGTTGATTAAAAAATTAATTGATTATTTATTTAAGTTTAACTCCTTCATTTTCGGGCTTAGAATGATTATACAGCCCCGCTTAATCCCGCTAAATCCAGCTTAATCGGGTCAACACGCGTCAGCCTTAGCCTCTTAACCCCTTAACCCGCTTGCATCGCAAGCTTCTTACCCTCAGCTTTCGCTTGCGAAAGCTGAATAAACTCATCTTCGTTGGATGCGCTTTTCTCCGCCACGCTCAAAGATGCTCTTGCTGTCGCTGTCATAGCGTTCAAGTGCGCCTAAGTCTCTCTTTGGTTGATTGTTTGTCTTGCCATTCTTCCCGTCAAGGACCACTGTCCCGTCTCCCTTTTTCCCCTTACGGAGCTTTTCCTCAATCTTGGCATTACGCCCGGCGACTTCTCCCTCGACTTGCGCTTGCTCGACATCCGCGTCATAGTTCTTTGCCTTGAGCATCATCTCAATGGAGTCAGTGGTTATTTTGCCGAGTATAAAGTCCCCGCAAAGCTTCGACAACGCTGTGACAGCATCATCAATATCTTCGTCGCTGACTCCTTTTTCTGACGCCCACACCTCGATTGCCTGAATGCTCGCCGGAAGATTTTTTTCATATTGTGCGTCATATTCATCATTCTTTGCCACCTTTTCCGCAAATTCTTTGTTCGCTTGCTCGATGGCTTCCAGACGTGCCGGGTCTTCTATGGCTGCAAGTATATCCTCTTTTCCATATATGCGTATAAGGGCGGCAACGGGGTCATTGCCGTTTTTCCATTCCATCATCAGTCTCGCTGACTTGGGGTTGGAGGTAAACATATTTGAAAACGCCTCCTCCCTGCCACGGCTTTCCGATATCTGTTTGTCGTAATCATCGTAATCATCGTTAATCTGACCAAAAAAAGCCTCGTCATCATCAAAGCTCTTATCAGGGTACTTGGCTTTAATGCGCTCCATGGCGAGGTCACGCTTGCTCTTAACTACCTCATTGTTAGGCATAATGTTGAATTTAAGAATGTTACAATTTTATAATTGCAAATATAAACTCAAAATCAACACCATGTCTTATATCTTTTTACTCATGTAATGGCTAATTTTAATAGACCGCCAAGGCGGTTTGATGGGGAAAGTAATGGCTAAAATAACTGGTAGCACTCTGGAATATTCCGATGAACGTATCGATGCCCTCATGGCTGAATATGAGCGGTACATAGCCTCATGCAAGTATATACGCATGGCAGAGGTGTTTGAATATATCGTCAACCAGCCATGCCGCCGCTTTTGGGTGAGCGAAATCAGGGCAGCAGTAGTCATTGCCGATATGTTGAAAGGAAATCCTTTGAATAATATGCACTCTGCAAAAAAGGAAATGTTCCGGGAAATTTACAACAGGGTCATGACTCTGCGTAATAAAAATCCGGGGATGTCTATATATCAGATGGTTTCGACTGTAATTCAGCAACCTGCACCAAAATTCTATCTTTCACCAAGTTCTGCTAAAATCATGTTCTATAAAGCGAGAAAGAAATGGTATCAGAAAAAAAGACAAAAACTCCGTTTAAGCGAGGGCAGATGAAGCCATGCTTCGATATGCCGAGCGCAAGGAGT